GGCATTGCAACATTTGATGATGTGCAAATTTATGAAGGGACTTTTATAACAGAAACATTTACTGTAAACAGTTCTGTCAACCAACGCTTTATTCTTCAGAATCCTAATATAGATACGTCTCTTCTTAATGTAACGGTAAAATCAACTGAACTTGATACCAATGCCCAAAAATATACACTAGCAGAAAATCTTTTTGATGTTGACGATAAATCAAAAGTATTTTTTATACAAGAAGTTGAAGATCAAAGATATGAGATCATCTTTGGTGATAATGTATTTGGTAAAAAACTAGACAACTTAAACTTTGTTGAAGTCAGTTATATTATCAGCAACGGCGATTCAGCCAATGGCGTCTCTCAATTTTCTTTTTCTGGTAGAATCTTTGATAATAATGGTAGAATTATCACATCCAATATTTCTAACATTGTTACCACGGCTTCTTCACAAGGGGGGCAGGAAATAGAGTCCGTTTCTACAGTAAGGAAGTCCGCCCCTAGAAACTACTCTGCCCAGAACAGGGCAGTAACCCCAAGAGATTATGAGGCTATTGTTCCTTTAATTTATCCTGAGGTGGAATCCATTTCTGCCTTTGGTGGTGAAGAACTTAATCCTCCTAGATTTGGAAAGGTCTACATTTCAATTAAACCTATGAATGGTAGGTTTGTTTCTAATCAAGTTAAAGACAATATTAGACAATCTTTAAGAAAATATAGTGTTGCCGGCATTTCACCAGAAATTATTGATCTTAAGTATCTTTTTATAGAGTTTGACAGTACCGTATATTACAACTCAAATTCTACCGTTAGTCCGAATGATTTAGGGACAAAAATTTTAGATAATATTTCAACGTATGCAAAAAGTAATGAATTAAATCGGTATGGGGCAAGATTTAAGTATAGTAAATTTTTGAGGATGGTTGATGATACTGATGGATCTATTACCTCAAACATCACGAAAATTGCAATAAGACGTGATCTAAGGGTTGCCCCCAATCAGTTTGCTTCTTATGAAATTTGTTATGGTAATGAATTTTATGTTAAGTGCAGAGATGGGTTTAATGTCAGATCATCTGGATTTACGGTTGCGGGCATTTCTTCCGTAGTTTATCTTACCGATATTCCGAACGGTGATGGTATTACTGGCTCAATTGTCTTATTCAGATTGGATTCTACTGACACTTACACTATAGTAAGAAGAAATGTTGGAACTGTTGACTATGTGAAGGGCGAAATAAAATTGTTTCCTTTGAATATTATTTCAACCCTAAAGAAAGATGGTTCAGAATCTATTATAGAGATTTCTATGACGCCAAAATCAAATGATGTGATTGGTCTTCAGGATCTTTATTTACAGTTAGATGTTAATAATAGTCTATTAAATACAGTATCTGACTTTATTCTGTCTGGATCTGATACCTCAGGCACACAGTTTGTTCAAACGTCTAGTTATAATACCACAGGGCTTACAAGAGAATGACACAACGAGTAAAAATTAGCAGCATTATTCAGAATCAAGTTCCTGAATACGTAAAGGAAGAGTATCCTCTTGCTGTAGAATTTTTACGTCAGTATTATACTTCATTAGAAGGAGAAGGTAATACTTATGATATATTGCAAAATATTGATCATTATGTAAATGTAGATAACCTTGTAAACTATGAGACCACTACCAATCTTTTAATTAATGTTTCATATTTTGATGATACTATCTTTGTTACCTCTACGGCTGGGTTTCCAGAAAAAAATGGTCTTATCAAAATTAATGACGAAATAATTCTATACAAGAGCAAAACAACTAATTCTTTTGTTAATTGTGTAAGAGGATTTAGTGGTGTAACATCATATAGCTCTATTCAAAATCCAGAGGAATTAGTCTTTTCTGAATCGGATTCTTCTGAACATACAGCCAATGATCTAGTTGAGAACCTCAATGCTAATCTACTAAAAGAATTTTTTAGAAAGTTAAAAACCCTCGTTGCTCCAGGCTTTGAGAATAAAGACTTTTTTAGTGGACTAAACGAGTCGTTGTTTGTAAAACAATCCGGGGATTTTTATAGATCCAAAGGTACGGACACTTCATTTAAAATTCTTTTTGGTGCTCTTTACGGAAAAAAAGTAGAAGTAATAAAACCTAAAGATTATCTGATTGAACCATCTGCGGCTCAATATAGAATAACAAGGGATTTTGTTGTTGAGGCCATAGAAGGAGATCCTATTACTCTAGTTAATACAACTCTCTATCAAGATGAAGGGGTATTCAAAAAATCTAGTGGTACGATTACAAATGTAGAGAAGATTCTGCGGGGCGATAAAACTTTTTATGTGGTTAGCCTTGACTTTGAATATAACAGGGATATTAGCGTAACAGGCACAGTATTTGGCGATTTTAATATCCACCCAAAAACTAAAGTAACCAATACTGTCTCAACTTTTGATACTACTATTGATGTAGATTCAACCGTAGGATTCCCGACTTCTGGAGATTTGATCTTTACTCTAGACAACGGTTCACAGTTTTTAGTAAATTATACATCTAAATCAATCAATCAATTTTATGGTTGTTCTGGAATATTGGAAGAAATTCCATCTGGAACTGAGGCTCCATTGGATGCGTTTGCCTATGGGTTCAATATTGATGGAGATCAAGTAAAAGTAAGGATTACGGGAGTTCTTTCTGACGTTAATGTTCTTTCTCCTGGGAAATATTTTGACAAGGATCAAACTATAAAAATTAATAACCTAGGTTATTCTGCAGTTGATGAAAGACTTAATAACTGGTTTTATAATTGTTCTATCATTTATAATGTAAAAAGTATTGAATTAGTAGATAATCTTGACTTCAGCTATAGAATTACATTATATGATGTTCCCGCATTAAATCTTGGAGACTCTATCACACTGATTTCTAATGATGGTGAAAAGCTGAGTCAGATTCTAATTGAGCAAGGATCAGTTATATCCTTTAATGATAAGAACAGCTTTATTATAGGTGGGCAAGGAGAACTTGACACTAACCTACAATATCAAATCAGAAAGAATATCCTGAGGCCAAATCTAAAAAACTACCCAAGTGCCGAGATTTTTCAGACAAATATCCAAAATGCATACTATGATTTAAACGATGATTCTGTTTATGTTGCTGCCTCTTCTATTCCATCCTATAATCAAGCAAATCTAGAAACTAAAGACGGTGGCATAGATATTAACGTCAATTTTTCAGGATCTCTTTTAAATGTAGGCCCCCATTACTTCTATACTGGGGATCTTGTTTCTTTCCTTTCTTATGATTCAAATAATACTACACTACCTAATGGAATATATTTTGTAAAAAGAGAAACAGAAACTACTATTAGATTAGCAAAAAGTAGAAATAATATTGACACTGAAACCTATTTTGATGTAAATGGCTCAGTATATGGTAAATTAGAGTTCTTTAAATTTACCGATTCCAATTATAATAAAAAACCTCTTGATAACCAGAAGTTGGTTAGAAGAGTAAAAAGTTCTCCTGTAGCTAGCGTTGAGAAACAACAAACATCCCCCGGCCCTGTTGGTATTCTTAATAATGGGGTAGAGATTTTTAGCTATAAGGCTAAGGAAACCATTTTTTATGGTAATATTGAAGAAGTCATCCCCACTGCGAATGGAGAAGGGTATGACGTTATCAACCCTCCAATCATAACAATTTCAGACTCAACTGGATCTGGAGCAATTGTTTATCCTGGAATTGTTGGTAAATTAGAAGAAATTCAAGTTATTGACTCTGGATTTGATTATATTGATGAACCTCAGATAATTATCTCTGGTGGAAATGGGGTTGGGGCTGCAGCAAAAGCGAATTTAATTGAATTTGTTCATGAAGTTCTATTTGACGGTAATAGTGGAGTTAATATTTCAACTAACGTAATTACCACAGACCAAGAGCATAAATTCAGAGATAATGAGCAAGTAATTTACTCTGCAGAAGGGCAATCTCAAATAGGTGGGCTCATTTCGGGATCAACTTACTACATTAATATTTTAGAAAAAGATCAACTAAGATTATACCCTTCATTTGAAGATTCAGTAAATCAAACCAATTCCATTGATTTGACCACACTAAGTTTCGGCAAACATAGCTTTAGGTCCGTAGTTAAAAAGAAAAAAATCCGTAATATCACAGTAGAATCTCAAGGCAGTAACTATAGAAATAAAAGAAATATTACTTCCCCAGTTGGTGTTAATACTGCATCCAATATTATTTCATTGCCGAATCATGATTTTGTAGACCTTGATATTGTAGAATACTCTACCACTGGAGCCCCAATTGGGGGTCTGTCTACTACTAGCTATTATTATGCTAAGAAGGTAGATGCCGATAATATCAGGATTGTTGCCATCTCAACTGGAGCGGTAAAAGAAGAATTTTATAATAACAATATCTTTGTAGATCTCACAAGTTCTGGATCAGGTCTACATCAATTCAATCACCAACCCATAACCGTAAACGTCTCCGGTAGTGTTGGAGTTTCCTCTTATTCTAGTGTTGATTCCCAGGCTATCATTCAACCTATTTTTTCTGGATCAATACAATCTGTTTCAATTGAAACTGGCGGGTCTGATTATGGCTCACCTGAGATCATCAATTATAACAAACAACCTCTGTTTTTAATAAACACAGGATCTACTGCACAGGTAAGACCTATTATTTCTAATGGTCAAATTGTTGAAGTTATTGTATTAAATTCCGGTAGCAATTACAACACTCCTCCAAATTTGGTTATTAATGGTAGTGGTTCTGGGGCTGTTTTAACTCCTGTTATTAATTCTGGATTGCTTGAAGATGTTATTGTTGTTTCAGGTGGAGGTGGTTATATTGATGGAAAAACTTCTATTGATGTAATTCAGCGTGGTTCTGGGGCAAAATTTGAAGCAAAAATTAAGTCTTGGAGAATAAATCTCGTTGAGCGTCTTTTTAATTCTACACTTATTACGGGCGATGATGGTGTTATTGTTGAGCCTATTAATGAGGCTTATGGTATTCAGTACAGTCATTTATATGCACCTAGAAAACTAAGGGAAGCTGTACTTGCCAAAAAGAATAATGACGGAAATGTTTTCTTCAAGTCTGATATTCTTAGTGATTATTCTAATTTAAGGTACCATTCTCCTATTATAGGTTGGTCATATGATGGTCATCCAATTTATGGACCTTATGGGTACATCTCTCCCGAAGGTGGAGAAATTAAGGCTCTAGAATCAGGATATGATCTGATATTAACTGAAAATAGACCTCCTTTGTCTTTGTATCCATTAGGATTCTTTGTTGAGGATTATCAATTCAAGAATAGTGGTGATTTGGATGAACATAATGGAAGGTTCTGCATCACCCCAGAATTTCCCAATGGAACTTATGCCTATTTCTGCACCATTAACCCTCAGGCAATTGAAGATGGCGGAATATACAATGATTATAGAAAGCCCGTTTTTCCTTATGTGATCGGAGATACTTATAATTCACTACCAGATAATTTTAATTATCTAAGTGCATCAAACCAAGACGAAATTGATTTTAATCAGACCAAATGGCTAAGGAATACTACTTACTATAATATCTTTTCGGAAAATTCCGATTATGAATTCATTTCAAATCCAAATAAGATAAAGCCACAAAATTCAAAAATAAAGTCAATTAAAAAAGGTTATGTAGAATTCATTGACGTTATTGCTAGTGGGAGCAATTATGCAATATCAGATAAAGTAACAATAGGAGCCTCCGATTCCGCAGATAGAAGAGCCAAGGCAAAAATTGCAGCTTTAACGGGCAAAGAAGTCACTTTGATTAGTGTTGCAACCACATCAGTTCAGAATATGGAAGTTATTCCATATGAGGACAAATTTATCGGCATTGCATCTTTGCCACACAATTTTAATGAAAATGATGTTGTAACGGTAACTACAAATTTTGAGTATAATACTAGTCAATCAATAGGTATATCAACAAATACTTTAACCTTAACCCAGGATATCTTACCAACTTCAGTAACAGGAATTGTTACCTACTTCTCGGTGTCAGGAAATTTGGATTTCCCTGTATTGAAGGAAAATGATTATTATTTGGTTAACAATGAGCAAATAAAGGTTATCAATATTGACAAAGTTTCATCTAGAATAAGAGTAGAAAGAAATCAAAATTTCACTGCCGGAGTTTCTACACATTTCAGTGGAACATATCTAAGAGAACTGCCCAATAAGGCATTTTTAAATTTTGAAGCAAATTCAGAATACAATTATAATGTAAATAGAGAGTTTTATTTTATTCCCTCTGAGACATTGGGTATTGGAACCGGAATAGGACACACATTGTCATTTTCCAATCCTGGCGCTGGAGCAACTACCTTAGTTATTCCATCTAGAACCCTATATCTACCCTCTCATGATCTAAAAACAGGAACAGAACTAATCTATAATAGTAACGGTGGATCCCCAATTTCAATATCAACTGATGGTATTGCAAACTCCAGTTTAACCAATGGGCAATCCGTTTATGTTGCTAAAATTACTAATGATTTAATCGGCCTTGGATTAACAAAAGTTGGACTTGGGACTACTGGGCAATTTGTCGGAATTTCTGATCCTAGTGCTGGACTTTTATACTTTACTGGAATAGGTACAGGGCCTAAGCATAGCTTTAAAACTAATTATACTTCAAATATTATTGCTACACTTAGCAAAAATGTAGTAACAGTAGCAACTACCGAGCCTCATGGATTAATTCCTAACGATACCGTAAACGTCAGTTGTATTTCTGGAATAACCACTTCAATTGTTGTAGAATACAATGATTTTAATAGGAGATTAATTTTAAATCCAATTACCTTTGCCTCTTCTGATGTTGATATTTCCAATAACACAATTAAGTTAAAAAACCATAACCTAAGGAATAATCAAAGAGTAGTATACACGGCAGCCGTTCCGGCTGGTGGCTTGGTAAACGAAAAAATTTATTATGTTGTATATGTTGATAATGATCACATTAAACTTAGTGAAGCGGAATTTAAACTTTACAATCCAATTGATGTAGTTAATATAACTACGGCAACTGGTGGTAGAATTCTACCTATAAATCCTCCAATTGAGATTATTAAAAATTCTACTGTTGAATTTAACCTATCAAGCTCTACTCTTGCTTTTATTGAAAACGAGGTTCCATATTCTGCATTTGAGCTTGTATTTTATACCGATGCTACTTTAAAAAACAGATTTGATTCTTCCAGTACTTCTCAGGTATTTGAGGTATCAAGATTGGGATCTGTTGGTATTGATGCTGATGCAAAAGTAGTTCTAACTATCAATGATAATATTCCTAATATACTTTATTATAATCTTGTTCCTATTGATACTGATCGCAATAGTTCAATTAAAACGGAAATTATTGTTGATAATTTGGTCAGTAATAGTAATAAAATTAACATCATTCCTTCAGGATATTCTGGTGCGTTTAAAGTAAAAACTACAACTACTAATGCATTTACTTTTGATGTTGAACTAAAGCCAGAGAAAGATTCTTATTTCCCTTATGAAGCAGAAATAAGTTATTCTACTAATTCAATTACGGCAAGAGGTGGAATTGATTCAATCAAAGTCATTTCCAACAATGTAGGATATAGTAAATTACCGACAGTTAGTGTATCCTCAACTACCGGCACTGGTTCCATTCTTTTTGCTGGTAGTAATACTATTGGTGCAATTCAAAAAATAGAAATTGAGGATATTGGGTTTGACTATAATTGCGATTTAACGGTAAGACCAACATCAAGTTTGCCAACTATAATCAAAGTAGAACCTCTTTCATCTTTTGATACAATTGGAATTACGTCTTCAGGTAAAAATTATACATCCGCCCCAAGTTTAGTTGTTATTGATTCCTTTACAAATAAGGTTGTTGACGACGTTGATTTAGACTACTCTTTAGGTGATTCAAAAGTAACTATTCTAAAAAATACTAAGGGATTTTATAATACAAATCCGTTGATTATACCAACCGGAAATAGTAACGGTATTCCCATCAAAAATATAAACTTTAACATTGTTAATAATGATGTTATTGTTACCTTAGGAGCTTCGTTCAGTGACCCTGAAACTTTCCCATTCGCTGTTGGTGATAGAGTAATTATAGAAAATATTGTTGTAACAGGAAATGACCCTAAAGGTTATAATTCCAGTAATTATAACTACCAATTATTTGAATTAACCAATATTGATTCTAATATCTCAGGTATTGCTGTAACTGTAGCCTACAACCTATCAGGATATCTTAACGGTAACGAAGTTCCGGGGACATTTGATTCCGTCAATTCTTACGGTAGAATCATCCCAGAAAAAGACTTTCCCATCTTTGATATTAAACTAAAGAAAAACAATTTCTTTGTTGGGGAAAGAGCTTATTCAAATAATTCTGAGGGAATTGTAGAGCTTTGGGACAAAGACAATGAGTATTTAAAAATCTCATCCACAGACAAATTTGAAAAAGGTCAACTCATTACAGGAAGAACATCATCGTCTAGTGGAATTATAAACAGCGTTCTTTACGTAGAATCAGTTTATGATGTTGATCCATCATCAGTTGTAATTAAGGGATGGAAAAATGAAACTGGATTCCTGAATAATACCCTACAGAGATTGGCGGATAATGATTACTATCAATATTTCTCCTATTCCCTAAAATCTGACATTGATTATTCTAACTGGAATGAAACCGTATATAATCTGAATCACACTGCTGGATTTAAGCGGTTTGGGGATTTAGTTATCAATTCAATTGCTGATGGGTTTGCCGGAATCTCAACGGTTCAGGATAGTGGTTCTTTTGATGTAATAACAGATCTTTATAGTACTGTTAGCACAAATTGTTATTATGATTTTGATCTAGTTAGAGAAAATAATGTTACTATAGACGGTCAACTTTTCTCTAATTTTATAGATTTTAACTCAAGAATATTACAGAACTATATTGAATCCATTGGTAATAGAGTTCTTACTATTGATGATATTAGTGGCACATTTAATAATGTTCCAAGAGTAGATTTGTTCTCAAATATTGAAATTGAAAGATTGACTAACTATCGCTCTAAAAAATATTTGACTTTTGTTCAAGATGTGAGATTTAGGGCAGAACGACAAGCACTTCTTGTCACTCTAATCCATAACGGGTCTTTTGGTTACATTAATCAATATGCTGGTGTTGATACTGCTGGAGATTTAGGAACTTTTGATTTTTCTGTAGTGGGGGACGAGGCATACTTCCAATTCTACCCAACCAAGAACCAAGTTAATGATTATGATGTAAATTACTCATTTTATTCAATTGAAGATTCTATAGCTGGTATTGGTACGACTACATTAGGAAGGGTATCTACTATACAATCACAAACAAAATCATTTGGTGTTGGCATTGGTACGACAATCTCTATTGTCAGTGTTGCGAGTACACAGATTGCGGCAAAGGCATTAATTCAAATTTCCGCCACTGATGGGTCATTCTACGAATATAATGAAATTAGTTTTACGAATAACGGGACAGATGTTGCATTTATTGATTATGGTCAATTAGTAACTTCCAATAATTCACCCTATTCATCTTCAGGAATAGGTACATATGGAGTCATACTAGATGGTTCTGGTATGAGTGTGACACTAAAGCCAAATAACTCACTGACAACAAGTATTAACGTCAATTCTGTTATAGTATCAATTGCAAGTACTGCCTATTCAGGTGTTGGTACTGTTGCATTTGACAATTCTGCAATAGAATCCTTTGAAAAAACCATCCCGGCATCTGGCAGTCCAGGAGTTACGACAATTGCTAGTTATTCAACTGATTCATATAGTGCGGCTTATTACATCATCTCTGTTAAAGATAATACAAATAATCAAACACAAATTTCAGAAATTGTTGCCTGCAATAATGACTCAGATGTTAATTGGGTTGATTTTGGTTTTGCTGAAACTCAATCTACCCTCGGCATTATTACTGCCGGTATTACCACTTCTAAAGTTCATCTTTATTTCACTCCAAATGCTAATATACAAACAAGAGTAGTTGTTTATCAACATAGCATTGGCTTACTGAATATACTAACTCCAGATTCAACTATAGATCTAACCAATGCTTCTATTGGAAACGGAACCGGAGAATATGAAGGTGCCCAAAGTGCAGTTAAGAGAGATTTTAATCTTACAAGTCAAGGTCGTGATATTTTCCAGAGAACATTTAACCCACAAAAGGTTGGTATAGTTAACACTTCAACTGACACTATAAGAATCCCCGAAAACTTCTTTGTTACTGGCGAAAAAGTTACGTATTCTTTCGGATTAAATGGTGGTCCCATTGGGATTGCATCTACTTTTATTACCGGAATAGGCACTACTACGTCATTACCTTCCACTGTTTATGTCGTAAAAATTAATGACCTTGATATTAAAGTATCAGCATCTGCATCAGAGGCTCTATTACCTACACCAAAAACACTTGATTTAACTTCCGTTGGTATAGGAACTGAGCATACTTTAACGGCAACACAACAAAACTCTAAAGTACTTGTATCACTTGATAACATCATACAGTCTCCTGTTGTTGCAACAGGAAGAACAACCTCATTACAATCTAACCTATTAGTTTCCGACACAGTAGTAAAAGTTGTTAATACTTTTGGCTTTACTGGTGGAGACCTAATTCAGATTGATGATGAAATTATGAGGATCAGTATAGTTGGATTTGGTTCCACTGGGTATTTGCTCGTAGATAGACCTTGGTTTGGCACTGGTATTTCTACTCATTTTTCTGGGTCTCTTGTAACAAAAGTTAGTGGTAATTATAATATTTTAGGCAATACTATCAGTTTTGCCGATGCTCCTTATGGTCCAACTCCAGTTGAGGTAATTGATGGTAGTGACCCCTATGGCATAGATTATGCTGGCATACAGACCAGTATGACATTTAGTGGTAGGGTATTTACTAGAAGTGGAGTTCCTAATTCCATTAATGACACTTATTCTACTAATTACATTTTTAATGATATTTCATCTAACTTCACCGGAATAAATTCAATTTTTACATTAACTCAAGGAAGTTCTAATGTAACAGGAGTTACAACCGATAATGCCATTATTCTCTATAATGATGTATTACAAACTCCTAATAGAAATTCCATTGAACCTATTGAAGGTAATTATGAAATAATTGAATCTGGTGGAATTTCTTCTATCCGATTTAATGGATATGCGCCTATCGGAACTTATGATATCAATCAAGGAACTTATCCTAGAGGCGGTGTGATTGTATCAATTGGATCTACCCAAGGGTTCGGGTATCAGCCACTGGTTTCTGCTGGGGGAACTGCGATTATTTCTATTGCAGGTACTATATCAACAATTTCTATAGGTAATACAGGTTCTGGCTATAGAGCAAAACGCAACTTTGTTGTTGAAACAACTACCACCGGGATTACAACCGTAGGATTCACTACAATTTTTGTTAATAATCTAAACAGTGTTTTTGGTATTATTAATGCCTCCAATACTGGATCTAATTGCAAGGTTTCCATCGGTAGTTATATTCAAAATGCAACAATCAATACAGTAAATACGAATAATTTGGTAATTTCCACTGCAGCCACAGTGGCAATCCCGGCAAATGCTCTGGTTCAAGTATCAATTACTGATCCTGCCGTTGGCACTATTAATGTTGGCGTTGCTAATAGCTCTAATGGAATTTCAACTGTTACCCATATTGGATATTCACAAATTGCCAATGGAAGAATAAATTCTGTTGTTATTACAAATCCAGGAATCGGTTATACTAGAGCTAATCCACCTAAAATTGTATTTGAAAATCCCCTCCCATATTCTGATATTCCTGTCAAATATAGTATTTCCTCGCCTTCTGGTGTAGGTACTGGTGCAAAATTAGACGTGATCGTAGGTCAGGGGTCTAGCGTTATTAACTTTGATTTTACTAATCTTGGGTATGCCTATAATATTAATGATATATTGACTTTTGATATTAATGGTGTATTTGGTATTCCAACAAACAGTTCCTTACCATTCAGTGAATTCCAGATAACCGTTGAACAAGTATATGATGATAAATTTACTGGCTGGGTTATTGGATCATTACAAATTCTAGATCCTATTGATACTTTATTTGATGGCCAAAGAACCGTATTCCCGATTTCTATAGATGGGGAAAGATTTACTATTAAAGCAAAACCAGGATCTAATATTGATGTCAAGTCTACCTTAATTATAACAATAAACGGTGTATTACAAGTACCCGGAGAATCTTTTATTTTTGATGGAGGCAGTACTATTAGATTTACCGAGGC